TCATTACCAAATGAGATAAACACTTTGCCTTCTTTCATCTCTAACTTACCGCTTTTGCTTAGATCTGTAGAATCTTTGGGGGCTAGTTGAGAAGCTAAGTCGATAATGTCTTTACCCGCTGCTACTAAACCGTCTCTTGTACCTAATACAACAGCATCATTCATTGCAAAAAAGCGCTCTAACCTTATTTCTAATTCAACACCCATTTAACGTACCTCTTGTAATGTAATTACTAGCGCGGCAGTATATTCATTGTGCGGCGGTGCATATACTACTTCAAACCGACGATCCCTATCTAACTCCCGATCGTGGTAAATAATAACGTCGGATTCCTTCACATCTGTTCCATATGGTATTTGCATCTTAAATAGACCAGTGAATTGTGTTTGCTCTACTTGCCGCATTTGAGCGGCTACATTAGCAACTTCGCTACCACTACGGACGATCAAGCGGCATGCTAATGTCTGTGCTGCTGCATATATTGGTTTTGATTCTCCATTAACAACTGTTTCACCTGTACGCGATAATAACGAACACGTATCTATAAGAAACGCTGCTGCGCCAGCACGTATATGCGCTATATGGTTTTTTATATTAGCCGCTGTTAGACTCATGTTTTAATTCATCCATACGGTCCTGTATTGACTTAACAACACTTGTAGGACGGTCTAGCGCCTCTGCCATTGCTTTAACGCGTTCTAGTGTTTGTGGACTTGTAATAGTAGTTAGCTCTTTTCTTAGTGCGGGCAATTGTTTTATTGATGCTAACTTAATAACTTGTATATCAGTAAGCATGTTTGCGGTGTTTATCTCAGGAGCAGCTTCAGTATATTCTTTTAACTTGCCCGCTTGTAATTGAAGTCTATTTAATTGCTGAAAAACACGATCCTCATTTGGATCATATGTCTCTAATACTTCTTCAAAGTATGTAAATACTTTCTGCGTAACGATCGTTGTATGATCCTTTGTATAAGGAGTATAATCGTAATTTTCGTCAGGTGTTGCTAATATAAATTCAATTCGTACTGTAGGATTAAGCGGATCTTGTCGTATACCTGTTATTGGTTCTACTGTTGTGCGTACATAACGCTTATATACTCTATCTGCTAATTCTACAAATTGATGGTTTTTTGATTTCATGTTTACTCCTTTTATTTAATCCGCGCCGATAATAAAAAGAAGTCCCTCTATACCATAACTATAGTATAGTATAAAGGGACTTCAGTTGATTTTCAAAGGGTCTGAGCGTTTATTATTTATATGCCTTCGCCCATGTAACCCTCTGTTAGCTCTTTTTGATAACGCTCTATTAGAATAGGATTGCGTTTATAAAAAGCTTTAGCATTATTACAGTTATGGCAAAGTATCTGATATGTATTCGGGTAGTTTTCTTTTATTATTTCACGCAATACTTGATTACCATCACCAATACTACGTCTGTGTTCTGCACCATTATCATTTACATGGTCAATGGCTAAAAACTCATAATGCTTCTCTCCACATATAACACATTTATTGCCATACGCCTCAAGCACTTTAATGCGTAATTTTTTATTCGAGTTTCTTTTGTTCTCTTTATGTTTACTGTGAGGTTTGTTTCTTTGTGCTTGCATGCGTTTAGCACCGCAAGATTTACAAAGATTCTTTACTCCTAAACGACAATTCTTATCTGGACATAACTTACTTATGTCTTTTTCACCGCAATCTCTACAACTACGCTCACGTAAAGATAAATCACCTGTATCATAACCATTACGATTAATACGTTGACGTTTACGATTACATGGATTACAGATCGAGCGATAGCCGCTTGAAGTCTTTTTATCCTTCAATAAATCATCGCTCGATCCACATTCTTTACATACTGGATTGTCTACCCGCTTAGTGCTATGCATAACTTGACTCCTTATAACTAATAACAATATACGCAGTATATCATACTATTTATATGTTGTCAAATCCAATACATAATGTGTTTTAAGGCATTACAATCAGGTATTTGTGCGAATTATGCCGATGTTCTGCACGTCATCTACGATCATGCCAAATGCTTGCCATCCGTGTAGAACGTAGTTAGCTGGCTGTGTCGTAGGATCGGTATAGTCCTGATACTCAAATCCGCCCATAAGTGCAATTTCACCTACTTGATCACCGATAACCAATACACGATCCGTAGGGATCATGCGCTGACTTGCATCACGTAGACCGCCTGTAGCGTTAGCTGGTAGACGGTTACGGTATACTTGCGGTAATTCAATAAGTGGAATACCAAGATACGTACTTACTTTATTATTCTGCGCGAATTCATTTAGCTTATCTACAATCGGCACAAACGCATTAACGTTAGGTGATGTAGGTACAAATTCTCTGTACTGCGCAAATCTATAAATAGGCAATAACGCTGCTCTTGAGCCTACAATTGCGCGTACTTGACCTGTATAGGCTAATAGTGTTTCAATCATAGCATCAAGTGCTGTTGCTGTTACACCAGTACCAGAAGCGTCAATATAGTTATTTGGCGTTAATCCGCTTGTCCATACAGACGTAAGTAGCGTAAATACCTTTGATACTATTTCATCAAACATATCTGCGCGTAACTCTGAACGCATCTGATCAACTGTGCCTACTTCTCCTGATGCAATTTCCCATCATTATTATTACAAGGTCAATCATTTCTGTTGACACTGCATGTCACCATGCAGATTAGACTATATCACCATCCCTATAAAGGGAGCTAATCATGTAGTCGTTACACAACTCATTACGAGTTAGCACGGTATTGACTCCTATAGAAGTGTTCTACCGTTTTTAGATTAGTTTTACACGTTATATTATTATAACGCGGCGCATTATTTATTTACGCTGTGGGAAGTTCCTGCGATAAGACGATCAAACATAAATGTCTGATATTCTAGGTAGTCTAGAACGTCTGTGAGATGTTTCGATCCCGGTACCATCGTGCGAATTGGATATCTGCCTCTACGTACTCTTCTACCACGTAGATCGCCCGGTTGCATTTGTGTTACGGGCATAAACGCAGAAAACAGATCGAGCGATAAGTGATTAGGCTGAATAACTTCTACTACAAGATCTGCATATGCAGTTCTTCTACCAGTTCTACCAGCATCTTGCGCCGTTCTCGCTACTTCTGCTACTGCTCTAGATAGTTGTTCTCTATCCATAGTTATTTCATTTACCTCTTTATTAGTTTAGTGCCATAGCGAGAATACAAGCAGTTCGTTTACCGTATTGTATTCTTCTGTTACGCCTACTGCCTCTGATTCAGTTGCAGTATATTCCCACTTCTTTGTAGATCCTACCTTGATCATGTTTCCCGGCACACGGATATTTGCTGAATCTACAAATGTTCCACTAGGAACCGCATATGTACCACCACGATGCATCTGACCTAACTCACCAGATGTTAGCGTAGGATTCCATAATGTGCTCTTACCGACATTATAAAGCGTTGTTGTTTGTACTGGAAGTCCGTAACCACTTGCGGGATCTATTTGCGCTACTCTACCAGCAGTATACATTCGTTCGTCAGTAGGACGTGAAAAATCATCCGGTGTAGCAAATAGAATACCTACTCTATTTACACTATTTTGGGGAGCTGACATAAGTACGGGAAGTTCATTACGTACACCAGATTGTGTCATAACAACAGGCACACCTTCTTGTAGACTTTCACCTACAACACCACCACGTACATAATCGCTTAATCTTGCTACATGAGCCATCTATAATTTACCTCTGTAAGTTATTTACTTGCCGCGATCTCTTAATGCTGCGGCGATTACTTTTACATTCATTATATCAGTTTCACTTGAAGGCTCAGGTATAATAGGCTTATCAAGTGACGCTGTTGCTGATTTACCTTTCACTGCGGTAAGATCGGCAATATATTGTGTAAATGTTTCTTCTGACATGCCTAGATAAAATGCTTTACGATCCTCTACATTTGCTATTTCAATACCTGCTTCGCTTAGTTTTACTTTGCGCGCAGTTAATAACTCTGCTTCTCGTTTATCGCTCTCTATCTGCTGTATCTGATCCTTTAATGCTGTTAGCTCTGCTTGTGCTGCTTCTGCTAATCCTGCTCTTTCCTTGAGATCATTGAACTGCTTTTGAATACTAGAAATAAGTTTTTCAAAATTACCCGCTAACGATGACATATCATCGGTTGCAAGCTTTTGCTCTATTTCGTATGTTTGATCAAACATGTTCCATAAACCTTCATAAATGGTGGATAGAACATTCATAGCACTCGATAGATCGTCTTGTAGAGATACTACATCTGATGCCTGAGCAACATCAGTAGTGTCGTTCTTTGCCATGCTTAACCTCTTATTATTTGCGTCTTTAGCTTTTAACTCTTCTGCTATAGCTAATACGCGTGTGCGAGACGGACCATAAGCCGGTGTATGCACAATACATGTTCCGGCAAATACACATCCTTGTAGCCATTGTACATCATTCTGATCTATCTCTAATTTCTCGTAATAGATCTCCCACGATGTACCAATGCCTTCGGCAAACGCAACTCTAAGATGATTGGCGATGTCATCATATATTTCATTCCAAACAACTGCTTCTCCAGCAATAACATCTCTTCCGTTATCAGTAGATTCAAAAGCACTTACGATCGGACCTATTGGTATTGCCCCAACGTGACCATTGATCTCTCCATCAAAATTAATTTTCAATGGCATATTTAATGCGCTATTAATAATATTCTGTTTTTCTGATACGGGAATAGCTTGTTTGTTGCCGTTTGGTTCAAAATCGGTTAGAATGAGTTCTAATCGCGTTTGTAGTGGATGTGTTTGATCTGCCACAGCACGTATATAACCATTGACTAATATACTCTCTGGCATATCTAACCTCTGATAAAAATATTCATCTCTAAAAATAATAGTCGGAGTTTATTAACAACGATCATATTCTTTTAAGATGGTTCTTACTGTTAAATAACTTACTTTGTTATTAAGTTTATTTGCTATGGCTCTAAGTGATAATGTGCGCGGAGTTATTCTGAGTCTTGTCTCTTCTTTACTTCGATCATATATATCAAGAATTGCTTGAATGATCCTCCAGTCAGTAGACGGTCTGCCTATATTACGTTTTGCTAACAATTCTGGCTTTTCATGTGAACCGTATATGTCTGTAGTACTGCTATAGGGTATACTATAACGCTCTCTACGATCTATAGCGTCTTGAATTGCCTGTTGCTGTGCTAGTTGTATAAACCATTGCTCATGCATACTTTGTTTATGTTCTATATAACATGCAGAGCATAATTTTCGATGTGAGGGTATTTTTTCTGTGCATAAGACGCACGTTCTGGTGTAGTAATGCAATGATAAACTCCTATGTTAAATAACTCGGCGGGTTATTACGAAGTCTCTTATAGCCTATGTATAATGCGCCGCGTTATTTTCGTAATGGACTAATGGTACACGCGCATGACAGCATCTATTATACAGTATATTATAACGCATAACATGTATAAAGAATCTATTAATACTCTTTACAATAAAATACGTAAAATCCTATATATATATATATACATGAATCATGATCTAGAATCTGTAAATAGATTCCATGATTCATGTATATAAGATTCCATGATTCAATATAAGATTCATGTAATACTATTTATAATAGAGTATGTGTATAGAGCATCATGTATCTTACACGATAACTGAATTATTGTCAAGTGCTTGACACAGACCTAAGAGTGTGTTATACTCGCAGAGTATTGCCGACAGAGAAAGGAATCTTATGACAGACATTACTATTAACTCTCATAGATATAAAATACCAGATGAGCTAGAAATAAACCCGGCGCTGATAATTCACGAAGAATTAGGTTATGTGCGAGTAGCTGTAGGTAAACCGGATATACCAGAAGATCAAAAAGAAGCATATACTACATTAATCAGTGAACTTACGCGTATAGAGCCAGAACCATACGTACAACAGATTACTTTTACCGTAGGAACTAAAATACTTTCCTTTAGACCAGCGTATATAACGGTATCTGAAAAATCATTTGGAACGTTTGTTGATATAGAGACAACACTAGACGGATATACTTACAAGGAGAAATCAATAAAAGATGAAGTTAAAGATCGTAAAAAGCCGCGCAGTAAAAGTAAACCTGATTCGCTGTAATATAGAAATGCTTAGTGATGAAGGAAATATAACTGAATACGAGATCGTAGTTAATACCGAAGATTTTACACAAATGTCTGTAGATGGTGGTGTAACTGAAATGCGTATTGATATACCGACATTACAAGAAGAAATAACAGGTCAAGTTATGGAGCTGTTTCTGACTGGTGGTGTTGCAAACGCATTAAACTCTCGCCCGATCGAATGGGTTGTAACCAATACAACACCAGAAACAGAGGTTGTATCTGATGATTCAATATCTACTGATAGTTAATGATGATGAAACAATAACGGTGGTTAAGGTTGTCGGATCAAAACAAGTATCCTCATATCGGATTATGTTAAATGCAACTCAAATGGATTTACTATTAGAAACGTTCGTTCAGCAAATACCATTATCGCACGGTATGAAAATAGCCTATGGTGAGGAAGAAAAATGAATATTATATATCAAAAAAATTTCCCATTCCCGCCGCAATTCAAATTATACGGCGGCGTTGATCCACAACCGCTATATTTAGGTAATAACGCATGGCTCGTAGCAGTTACGGGATCTATACATACGGGATCTATACAAGGAGATAAATCTACTTTTGGTGCGTATATTTTCTATTGGGACGGCGTAAATACAGCTCAGATGATCGGTAGCCGGATTGCTAATAGTCGGAGTGTAAATGCAATAAAAGAACAGCATGTATGGAATTGGGCTATACAAGGTGATAACGGTAATGATACGTTACTTTTATCTATTGTTGATGGTTTAGAAACACATAATAATCCCGCGCAGGTTATTCAAATAGATTTACCTCCTGCTAGATGGATAGGTGATGATAACTATTCCTTAACAGAAGCACTCATAAAAACAAAGCTGCGACTAACAGATACACTTGTAAATGCTATTAGAGATGCCCTTATAAAGAACGGTTTAGCTAAATAATGTCTGCTTGTATTATATGTAAGAGCAGTAAGGCGCTTGTTAGAAGCATGTGTAATACATGTTATAATAGATTATGGCGCGAAGGATTATTAGAAAGAACATACGAATCACATGAATGTTGCTTTATTTGTGGTAAAGCTCATGTAGCTAAAGGACTTTGTAGAACGCATTATATGCAAATGTATAGAGCAGTAAGGAGTAATGAATGAGCATTAAGGCTGATAGATGGATACAACATATGGCTGAAACGCAAGATATGATTGAGCCATTTGTAGCTAATCAAATACGTGCGGGGATTATATCATATGGGCTATCTTCATATGGATATGATATACGTATTGCTAATGAATTTAAGGTCTTTACGAATGTATTTAATACGCTCGTAGATCCTAAGAACTTTGATCCTAAATCATTTGTTGATATAACAGCCGATTACTGCGATATTCCACCTAACTCATTTGCATTAGCGAGAACAGTTGAATTTTTTAGAATCCCGCGCAATGTATTAGCGATTTGTTTGGGTAAATCAACCTATGCCAGATGTGGGATAATAATAAATACAACGCCGTTTGAACCGGGATGGCGTGGTTATGCTACCTTAGAACTAACAAACAGCACTCCATTACCAGCTAGAATATATGCTAATGAGGGTATAGGACAATTGTTATTCTTTGAAAGCGATGAAGAATGCATGGTATCGTATGCGGATAAATACGGTAAGTATCAAGATCAAATAGGGGTTGTATCTCCGCGCATTTGACAAAAGTAGAAAAATAGTATATAATACGTTTTCAAGGATTATCAAATGGGATGGTCCTTATTTTATTACCGAGAGGTAACAATAGAAAACGATGATTAAGATCTTAGCGGTGGTATTCATTGCATTATCGCTCCTTCTACCTATAAACGTAGAAGCAGCACCTTTAGCCGTAACGTCACCGATGGGATGTACAACAAATGAGGTTTTCGCAGATATACAAGATTGGTGGACTCATACCGATCCTGCGAAAGATCACGGTCACTTACACGTAGGTATTTGTTTCCCGTTTGGGAAAGAGATATCAGGGATATATACATTTAGAGTTCGTTCAGTATTACATGACAATCCCGGTACAATAACACGTTTAGCAATGTATGTAGAATCATCACCTTTAGTAACGGGAACAAAAACATGTGCTCCGAATGGCGGATTAGCATGTATACCGACTGTTCCGAGAACACTTAAGGATTGTCTAAAAACGCATGGCGTTTATACAGACAATAATGAGACTTGTACATGGTGGGATCAATTACAAGTAAACATCGGGGCAGTAAAAGAAGATGGTTATCAAGAATTCCGTATGAAAGGTTATGTAAAAGAACCGGACGGTAAAGAGATGATCGTTTCTAACGCTCTAATAGCCTATGTGAATAATGGTAGAACGGTTAGTAATACAAGTAATCCTACACGACTAACCGGAAGAGGATGGTATACTGACGCGGGATATGCGAATGCAAATATAGAAAATCCGCCGATGAAAACAATACAAGGTATATGGAAACCGTATGTTATATTCAATGCTCCTAGTGGAGATCCGGTAACTGGCTATTACGCTGCATTAGATACGGATTTTCATAATAATAATCCCGGCATACCGATAAAATCAGGTACAAGTGCATGGAGAGGGAACATTGCTATAGATACAACGAAACTAACAAACGGCTGGCATAGATTATTTTTAAAAACGGATGCAAAACAGCCAGATGGATTCACAAATTCTGGAGTACTTGCTATCTGGTTTGAAGTACGTAATACATTACAATGAATTCATTAATAATAATAGTTGTCTTATTGCTATTTGGATTCATATGGACATTCATTAAGACACTTACTTAAGGATATACATGGCCGCCAGTTATTAAATAATTGGCGGCTTTTTACATGCACATGGAGGAAATACATGCCACCAAAAATAATACGCGATAATAGATTTGAAGAAACATTAACACAGTATAGAAATAAATATAATGTTGATCAATTAGACTCTCCTAATGATATCGCATCGTTACAAACGATGATTAGAAATCAAATACTTATCGAGCAACTACAAGAACGTTTAGATGATATAGCACTTGATACTAAAGTAGATCCTATGGAGATCAAGAAAGTACTAGATAGTATTGTTGCTCTATCTCAGACAAATCTACAATACGAAAAGAGTTTAGGTATTGATCGTAGAACGCGTAAAACGGACCAAGCGGATAGTATAGCAGATCATATTTTGCGTCTAAAACAACTAGCATACGAGTTTCTAGAAAACGACGATCGTTTACTAAAAGTAACATGTGCAGATTGTTCTATTATGGTAGGTCGTGTATCAGGAGTTTACGACACAACGTATTATTATTGTATATTTCAATGTCCACAATGTAAGAAGCATATAATAGTTACGCGTAAAGAGAAAGATATATTCTTTGATGTAAAGGATGCAGACTGGCGTAGGAAATATCCTATGGAAGTTATTCAAGCAAAAAAGAATAAATCCGCGCCGATTATTCATGAAATAGATGATATTGTATTAGGAGAGGAATAAATGGGTCTTAAACAAAAGATAAGTAAGGAAGATATAGCGCTATTAGAAATAATAGAGGATGAAGTGTGGTTAGGTCAATTCTTACGCACAACAGGAGATGGTCAAGTAGATAAGTCTTTATGGCCTAGTATAGAATGGAATTATAGAGATTATCAAAAACAATTCCTAACGGATAGATCGGAATTTATTCTTTATACTGGTGGTAGAGCTATTGGTAAGTGTTCCCCATCTGGCGCTAGGATATATACTACAGAGGGGTATAAGAAGTTAGGTCAATTATCCCGCCGACCTTACTTCATTACCTATGCTTTAACGCCAGAAATGACAATAGAACAGCGTCGAGCCGTAGCTATCCATGATACGCTTTCTTCTGCATATACGGTTGTTACAGAAAGCGGGCATACGTTTGTAGGCACAGTAAACCATCCTTTACTTACTCCAGAAGGATATAAGCCTATCTCTCTTTTGAAAGAAGGTAATTATGTTGCAGTTGCCACATACCTACCACACGAAAGTACAAATAATGCACTCAAGTGGCATGAATTACGTTTACTAGGCTATATTCTTCTTATGCCTTTGTTTACTGCTCAAGCAAAAATAATGCCGCGTTATAAAAAGATCGGCGCTGAGTTAGAAGTAATTGCTGATCGTATGTTACTTACATGGCATAAGGACTTTGACGGCAACTATACACTAAAGCGAAAAGCAGGACCATTCAAACATCCCATTACAAGTTTATTAGAAGAAACGAGACTAAAAGAAGCTCTGCATGACTACGGAGCTAAACGCATACCTGATATAATAAAATCAGAACGTTTAGAAAATATACAAGTATTTATAGAATCACTATTCGCACAGTTTGCTACTATCTCACAGACGAAAATAGAATTAAAAGTTGCAAATACTATCATGGCGCAAGATATTCAAGAACTATTATTACGGTTTGGTGTAGAAAGCAAGATATATGAGTATATGAGTCAATGGTATGTAGAGTTATTAGACTACCGTGCAGTATATAGATTTTTAACTACATTTACTTTGCCGGGAATATCAGTAGGAACATTACCATTACCACCATCTACAAATGATGCAACTGAGTTTATGCGTTATGATAAAATAACAAGTATTTACATGTCTCATACTATTACTGATGTATATGCGGTGTATGTTTATGAAGATGAGAACTACATCAGCGATAATGTGTTTGTACATAACTCGGTTATTATTGAAGATAAACTTATTTATGAGATAGTAAACCATGATAGAGAATTTCCTGTAACACATGAGAGTGTTCTTGTTACTCCTAACCAAGCGCAAATGACGCCATTACTAAATAAGCTAATCATACGATTTACGTCATCGCCGCTATTACGTGGATTTCTTAATAACAACGTAAATAGATCTGAAGGTACAATGAAGTTTACTATTAAACAGCGCCCGATGATATTTCATTTTCGTATTGCTGGTAGTCGTGGTGAAAATAATATGATCGGATTGCACTTACCGCGTATCAGAGCCGATGAAACACAACTATTTCCCTTAGAAGCATGGACGCAGCTACAGCACTGTTTTAATACATGGGAGCCTAAAACTCAAATAATCGCGGCGGGGGTACCAAATGGACTTAGAAACAGTGTTCTCTATCAGCTAGATATGCAAAGTCCTAGATATAAGAAATATCATATACCAGCGCATAATAACCCGTACTATACCGTAGAAGATGATCGTGAGAACATACGCCGTTATGGTGGAGAGCAGGATGATAGGTATCAAAACCTTGTATTAGGTCGTCATGGTGCAGCAGCATTCCAAGTTATTCCCCGCGAAACAATTACTGTAGAAACATATCCGTTTTATAACATGCGTTATAATAGCTCACATGTGAGTAAAGGTTTGCAGTATTACGAGATACTAAAGCGACCAAGATTACCAGAGGGCTTAACAAGTATTGTATTAGCTATTGATACGGGCTTTGTAGATCCTACCGTTATGCATATAATCGGGCGGGATAATAAAGGAATCTGGCGTACTTACATACGATATAGACTAACGCGTATTGACTTTAACGAACAACAGAAGATCATAGATTGGGTAGCATCTTATTATAATGTGCCTATTATAGCAATAGACATTGGTGCTGGTGGTGGTGGAGCAGGTATGATGCATAATCTAAATAATAGTCTTGAGTATAAAGGCAAAGGCTATGACAAACGTATTATAGGTTTACAATTCAGAGAAAACGTTATTGCTGGTTATGATGAACAAGGCGAAGAATTAACACAAGACTCTAAGGGCTATGCTGCGAATGAATTAGCAAAAATCATACAAGAAGGCACACTAGTATTTAGTGAGCTTGATAATGAAGGATTAAGTCAGATGGAGCGTGTAGCTAAACAGAAAACAACGAGCGGTAAAGATAGATACTTTATTTTAAGCGATAAGGGAGCTGGCGCTGATGATGATGATCACATATTTGCAAGTTATATCTGTTTTGTATTAAGTATACGTCAAGAGCCGGAATATAATCAGATAAAGAAATTAGGTAAAGCTACAGGAGCTTACACATAGAGGCTTATTTATGAATAGATTAGGTAAGGCACAATCAGCGCAAACCTATACGCTTATGGACTCAAATAATACCATAGGTAATAATATAGGACGTAAGATTGTGTCGGGTTATTATGATCCTTCTACCCCACAAAAACGTAGCTATCATGATCAAATAAAAATAATACGCTGGTTTTATGAAAATGATCCGATAGCAGGAACGGTTGTTAATAGAATGGCGGATATGTCTATTACAACTGTACGTAATCGCAAGAAAACAAAGGGTAATCTCGATCAAGTGCCAGAAGATATACAGGCGTATTTTGATGCGCTGGTTGTACAATTGCGTCCGTTTCTTAAACTAGCTGCATTAGAATTCCTTGTGCATGGTATGGCTGTACCAGATTATACCTTTCAGAGATTACGCGGGGATAAAATAGCAGAGAAGTTAGGAAGAAAGCGCTATATTACTATTGATCAAATATGGGTACGTAATCCTGAGCATCTACTACTCAAGAAACGTCCTACTGGGATGGAACGTCAAGTATTACTAAAGACTCCGAATGATGATATAGCATTTATACAGAATAAAGGTACTCGTGTAGATGGTACGGAAGATAAAGCAGCTTATCAGTATTTATTAGAAAACTTTCCTGAATACGTTAGAGCTATACAGAAAGGTATTACTATTTTTCCGTTAGATAATGTGCGGCCAATATTACGTAAACTAACAAGCTATAACGAATATCCTACGCCATTTCTTACAAACGCTCTTACCGCATTACAACATAAAGCATATCTCAAAGCAATGGATAGATCTATTGCTAGTCGTGCTATAGAAGCTATTAGACATATTAAGACAGGAGATAAAGACTTTCCTGCGGATGATGATGATATAAATGCTACAAAGGCAATGGTAGAACAGAATAGTAGTAGTGGTGAACGTATCTTTAACTTCTTTACGAATCACACAGTTACTATTGAATGGATCTTTCCACCATTAGACGCTCTCCTAAATGAAGCTAAATACGCAGAGCCTAACGCAGATATATTTCTTGGTTTAGGATTCCCGCGAATTCTTACTGTAGGAGAAACATTACGTAGTAATGCATCAGATTCTAAGATTGCATCACTTGGTCCTAAAGCGACTTTGGACGATTTACGTGATGCACTAACTGCTTGGCTTGTGCGCTTATATGAAGAACTAGCTGAAAAGAATAATTTCTTACGCGTACCAGAGCCGTATTTTGCTCCAATAGCGACATCTGATTACACCGCACTAGTACAGTTTGCAATACAAGCATTAGAAGCAGGAGCTATTAGTAAGGATACCGTAAGTCAATTGTATGGTAGTGATTACGAAACAGAGGCGGGTCAAATAGAAACAGAAATTGAGATGGGTGTTCCTTCACCAGCAGAACTACAAAGACAGCAGGAACAGGAGTTTCAAGTAGAGCAAACAGAGCGTAATCAAGCATTTCAGAAAGAGCAGACACAAAACAATCAAGAGTTTCTTTCTAAGAATAAACCCGCGCAGAATAATAAAGAAGAATAATGCATATAGATACAACAACATATAATAAAGCACAACGTATACCATATAATCCTAAAAAGGCATGCGGATATCAGCCACGACCATTAGGACGTTTATCTATTCGTTCAATTCTCGATCATACCACAAATGGACATGCGGGAACATCATTAGAACAAGAAGCGGCATATATCGCTAATTCTAGAGAAATATCCTCACATTACCTTATCGGTAAAGAAGGAGATATTATAGAGTTCCTAGACCCTTTATTATATATTGCTTATCATGCCGGTTGTGTTCGTTCTATGGCGTTTAGTAATCCTTTTTCTATCGGTGTAGAGATGCATAACACTCCAGTAGAAGGTCACTGTTCTATAAAGCAGCTAGAGTCTTTAGACTGGCTTGTACGCGATCTAATAACACGTTTTAACATACAGAAGAAATATATAGAAACACATAGAGCGGTAGCTATTTATTGCAAAGGGCATCCATTAGCAGGTCAATTAGGAAGAAAGATAGATCCGAGTGGTTTTCCTGATAGTGAGTTTTATGCATGGCGCGAGTTATTATATACACCTGTACCTGTAGTAAAAACATATGAAGTCATCGCTGATAGCGTTAATATACGAACTGCGCCGTTTGTCGGTAATAACATCGCCGGGAAATTATATAAAGGTGATATATTTACCTCTATTGCGCAGAAGAGAGACGAACATAAACAATACATTAAAGGTACAGACATATGGGCACATCTTACAAAAGGTGTTAGCCAGGGAAAAGATGTAAGCGGATTAGGTTTTGTGCATACATCGAATCTAAAACTAATAGGATAAACACATGACAACACGAATACCGAATAGGAGAAAAACGGCTGCAATTAAAGTGTGGCTTTATATCAGCAGACCATTTCAGATAACACGCGTATTAGAGCTTTTATATATGTTGAACTGGATGCTTTACGCGGTATTATCGTTCTTACCTGAGCAATATACTGGCGGCTCATTATTTAGGATATTACGAGCATTCTTTAATCAAATAACAATAAGCACTATATTCGTTATTATAGCATTTATTCATATATATGCTCTTATAGGTAATGTTATTTTCCTAAGAAAACTAACACTTTTATTTAATATCGGTTTATTATTTTATATAACAACAATAGCATTACAAGCAACGCCATTTTCTGCTGGTATCGGATATCTCATTATACTTATTGGGGTAAGTATTTTCTCTTTTTGGAGAATGGATGAGACGGCATAGTTATGGAACAATATATTATCCCCGCGCTTATTTCAGTAGCCGGAATTGTTATAACGGTCGTAGTGAATTTATGGCTAGGTATAGCGAAACAAAAAGCAGAAAACAGAGCCGCTACTATAAGCGTGGAAACAGCTTTTAGAGATGACTTGCTTGCACTTGTAGAGCGACATGAAAAACAACTACAGGTGAAAGAAGAGATAATAACGGCGCGGGATAGAAAACTAGAAGAACGAGAATCAAAGATAAACTCATTACAAGAAATAGCTTCTGGTCAATTAGCTATTATTACTGATCTTAAAATAGCAATAAAGAATCTTGAAGCAGAAGTTAAAGAATTACGTACTGAACTAGATAAATTTAACAAGAAGCTCTATTATGTTCGCCCTTCTACAAGTGGTGAACAAACAACATAGGTATATTATGAACTTTTTAACTCCAGATGACGCTAAATACTTACTAGGCGGTTTAGGTATCATTATACCTTTTGTTATTGCATGGCTACCGACACTAAAGGTATCTGATTATGCAAAGTTCGGCATTTTAGCGTTGCTTTCTTTGATCGGTGGTTTTCTTACGCTTGTGTCTACTAATCAGTTAATAACTGGCGGCACGTTAATTCAAAATGGATCGCTTGTATTAACTGCCGCGCAAGTATTTTATTACGCTGCATTTAGAGTATTAGGATTAGAACGTGTTCTATTCCCACAACAAGCGCTTACTACAGAGGTTAAAGAACAAGCAAAGCAAGAAAGTCCTACAGTTACAACACAGCAAGCAAGAGATATTCTTGACCCTAATGCACCACCAGCCGTACAAGTTACTACTGCAATCGTAAACGATAAAGAACAAGAAAAATCTTAACTAAAATACAACGATTAGGGTATTGACAAAGAGACTCAGCGGGTGTATGATACGCACATATCAGAGAAGTGAATAAATCAGGTGTCTATTCCGTTCACTTCTCTGATACTTGACAAATAAAAAGAACTGTGTTATTATCCTAGAGCGATGCGAGAGGGGGGCTGGAAGTCCTGACATGCCTCATAAGCAAGTCTAGAAGCGTTCAATTCGCTTTCTCGCTACCATTAGACTCTTACAGCAAATCAAAAATCACTGATATGAACAAACAGAGTCTAGGCATACTAGAATATAAACTGCGGGGAATATATTCTAACGTGCAACATGGGGCATACTTGGCGTAGATTGCCGTTTAAGACCTGAAAAGGAAACGGTAAGACGGGGATTCGACTTCCCCATGCTCCACCAAATGGGATGAACATGCGCATATCACGGCAAAGATCTTTACAGATCGAGGTAGTTCGAGTCTACCACTCCCACCAATTAAGTTGTCAGTACAATCACACGTATGAACTGACGAGCTGATAGGAGAAGAATGAAAGTAGGTTTGTATTCTTTTATTGTAAAGGAGGATGCCTATGATGGGGGAATATAAAGCCCCATAAAATAAGAACATTATATATATTTTTTATTTTATTGATTATTTTCTTTTATCAGTTTGCTAGTATCTGAGTAAAACTAGCGGATACTAGCGCCGATTATTTGCTTCAGTAATAAGGTTATCCATAGAATGCAAGATAGCTACTGAGTCAGATGGTTACATCAGAAATAATCGGCGCATTAATCAAATAACGGGGATAGGTGTTTAGGTTGCACTCTTGCTTTGGGCGCAAGTAGATAGAGTTCAAGTCTCTAATTCCCGACCAATATCCTAATGTCAGTATAAATAATCTTTTGGTTTATAAGTTTAATTTTAAGGTTTATTTTTCCACTTGTGGTATGATAAGGCATTAGGATATACATTGCGGGTAGTTAATTATAATAATTGCCCGCACATTATTTTCGCATAGCTTAATTCGGTAAAGCATCGATCTCCAAAATCGACAGATGTAGGTTCAAATCCTACTGCGTTAGCCAAATGGATAAGACGCAATCAGCAATCCAAAAAACATATCTCTTGAAAAGATTTTAAAAGCGTCTTGACAGATACAAACAGCACGTAAAAAGAAGTATCTAGTAAAAGGAGAAACACATGAACACACTATTAACCGCACTACGTAACGATTCTAACTGGACGATTACAGAGAATGGCGCTCCTACGCATAAGACAACTCTTAGCGATGTATTAGACTTGTTCTATCATGCACCAGCTAAGAGAGGTCAGAGCGTTGAACGTCTCTTTGAGAATGCCTATCTAGAAGATTCATTGCTTGCTACGCTTGTAGCATTCTATGTACGTGATGTACGTGGTGGACAAGGAGAGAGAGAATTATTCCGCCAGATGCTACGTTGGCTTGAGAAGAATGATGTTAATACGTTTAATAGAATTGTTCCACTTGTGCCGGTATACGGACGTTGGGATGATCTTATTGAATTCGTACAGAATACAACGGTACGTCAATTGATCGCTGATCAATTCCGTAGCGATATGCGTACTGAGAATCCTTCTTTGCTTGCAAAGTGGATGCCTTCAGAGAACACGTCAAGCGAAAAGACACGTATGCTTGCTGCTAAGTGGCGTGTAGTTCTTGGATTAACGCCGCGTGAATATAGAACACGTCTATCATTACTACGTAAGCGTATTAATGTACTAGAGCGTCTTATGTCTAGCAAGTCATGGTCAGAGATTAATTACGAGCAAGTTCCATCAAACGCATCATTGCGCTATCGTAAAGCATTTAGTAAGAATGATGCAGATCGTTATGTAGCTTACCTAGAGTCTGTAAAAAAGGGTGAAAAGACGATTAAGGCAGCTACACTATACCCTTATGAGCTAGTTCAGGTATATACTCGCGGCGGTATGTATGGTATGCGTCATGCGGATTGTGATGAAACCGTAGAATTACAGTGGAAAGCATTACCTAACTATTGCGAATCAGATAAGAATGCTCTTGTAGTTTGCGATGTAAGCGGATCAATGTTTAGCGGTATGGGGAAGGTAATGCCAATTGACATATCTGTATCACTTGCTATCTATATTGCAGAGCGTAATCATGGCGCGTTTAAGAATAACTTCATTACGTTTAGCTCTAATCCTACACTTATTACGCTTAAGGGTAATACCTTGAAGAATAAGGTAGAGCAAGTGTATAATGCTGGTGTAGGCTATGATACAAACATTCAAGCCGTATTCGATATGCTGCTTCGTGTAGCATTGCAGAATCACATTTTAGATGTAGATATGCCAGAAAGTATCTTTGTTGTATCTGATATGGAATTCAATGATATGCACGTAGGTGGTAGAACAACGAACTTTGATGTTATTCAGCGTAAGTATGCTGCTGCTGGTTATACAATGCCGCGACTTATTTTCTGGAATGTAGCTAGTCGTGCAGATCAGACGCCAGTAACCATGAATGAAAAAGGAGTTTATTTAGTATCTGGTGCTTCTCCATCTATTTTCAAGGCAGCAATCAATGCTCGTGCTACTACGCCTGTTGAAATGATGTTAGAAGTATTAGAATCAGAGAGATATGCTCCAGTGGTAGAAGCACTTCAATAATAATCGGCGCGGAGTTTATTCAATGAGTAGACTCCGCTCCTATAGACTCTTACCAGCAATCAATACTAATCCCTAATACGGATGAATTCTTACCAAAACTAAAGAGTTATAAGAGAGTCTAGCCTAATGTAGCGTCTTATAATGGCAGTAACCCTAGCTCTGAACTAGGCTAGTATACGTTCGAGTCGTATCGCTACAGCCAATGAAAACTTTAACTAAATCTTCACAAACAAGTACTTGACATGTGTAGAGAGGCGTGATAAGATACGTGCATGAGTAATCGAATAGCGAAAGGAAACGAACATGAAGAACACGAAACGTGGTAAGTTTACCGTAGGTCCGATTACAAAGAAGGTTATGAAGTATTTCTAAAAATGAACAATCTCGCGGGGAATAAAATTCCCTTCTCTTATTTAATCTCTCTACTTATATAAAGTTAGAAGGAGAGACGCGAAGATAGAAAAAGTTTTATAGTATATTAAAAAAGGAGTAATATGTACGAAAAACCAGAAGTCTTAGCGACGTATACGGAAGAAGAACTAATAGAAGAATCAGCGGTATGTGTTTGTTACAGCGGGTGTTTACCATGAAGAAAAAGATAATCGGGTTTCTTATTACATTACTATTACTTCTTTTTCTACCAACAGCGCAAGCAAAACCGTTGATGGGTTTAGGTGATGTCAGTACACGCATGGGATTTCCTTTATTAAATACTGGCGGGAATGTATTAGGAGTACAAGCGAATCTAACCGTTATTAAAGATAATTGGAACTTTCCAGCGCAATCACCAGATAGAGATCAGTTATTCTACGCCCCTGCTTTTATGCCGCCTAATAACAGTTGTCTAGAAGCAGCAGTAGTTCATCTACGTACAGCAGGATCGGGAACAACGCAACATAATTTTGGATTTTATGATTGGTGTGCTGGTGATGGAACAGGCGGATGGCAATACTATGTTTCTCTTAGCTCTATCTGGACAGCACATACACAGCAAGATTATCCTACTCCTGATCGTACAATGTCAGTACGGATCACTAAATCAGGTAATTGCTCTACAGGATGGTTATTTAACTATTCAACATTTACTTGGCAAAGTAAGGCTGTATCTTGTGGCACTAATCCGTATAATGACGTTAACGGATGGGTTTGGTTTGAAGCGTATGGTTCTATTGCAGAACCGGGAGCAGCTTGTTTAGGACCAATGGGATCGTATAATAGAGTAAAAACTGATTGGATTACATACGCACCGTATACATCGTATATTACAAGTAGTAATCGCGGACCAACAACACAGCCCTTACCAAATACCGCATGCTTTACTTATGCAGTAGGCGGACATGCATATAGTTACACAGAGCCTACAACAACATCATGGGTTATGACTTGGTATTAATATAGATATACAACAGTTTGATGCATAAGATACTGAATGCATTATATATGCTCCTATAGTGTAATTGGCTAACACATCTCTTTTACACGGAGAAGATTTCTAGGTTCAAGTCCTAGTAGGAGTACCAGCAAACAGTTTGCACATTAAGATACTGTAAATGTGCTATAATAGAGTACTACGTTGTCTTAGCATGTTTGTCTCTTGAGTAAGGATAATAAATGTTAAGCGGCTTCTACTCAGGGCTTAGAGATTTTACGACGCGCCTTAGCGAAGTATCTCTTTAGCAAAGTATCTCTATAGAATAAACTCCGCGCAAATTAATTAGTGCTATATCGTTCAAAGGTAGGATGCTCGGCTGTTACCCGATGAATCTAGGTTCGAGTCCTAGTATAGCAGCCATAGAGATATTAAGTGCTTTCACTCTTATAAAAGAAAATCATTATTATGTCCCTATAGCCAAATGTATAAGGCACATAGCTACGGACTATGTATGTGTGGGTTAGAATCCTACTAGGGATGCCATAACTGGTAATACCTTATTTCCTCGTATGTGCTTTAGGGTTTATTGACGTTTTACAAACGGAAGTATAAGAAGGTATATCTTATATCATGAGATAGAGTAATAAACCCGCGCCAGTTAATTCATGTCTGATTAGCATAGCGTTCATGCATCTCTCTGCAAAAGAGATAAGATCAGTTAGACTCTGATATCAGACTCCATAGATGCAAACAGCAGAAATAAAAAAATTGGGGCAAAGTATTAGTGCGTCGTGACAACAAAAAACTAATACTGCCTTACATGCTCCTATAGCCCAATGGCAGAGGCAAAGGAAACAATTATGATAACTATTTATATTACATTTGATGAGGATAATAGATATCTGTATAACGTATATGGGCGTTATGACGCAGAGCATAGCTTTTTAGAAAATATGTTAGTATCTACAAAAGAAGAAGCTATAGCGTATTGTAATAAACTGGCGCGAGATAATAAAATCAAGAATGTTATAGAATACTTTGTTATGAATAGTTTTGGAGTAATACATCGTGCTCCTATAATCCAATTGGCAGAGATACCTTATTCAAACTAAGGAATGGTGTAAGTTCAAATCTTACTAGGAGTACCAATGAATTATCGCCGCGAGTTATTATAAAGGAATAAATGCATGGCTACAGCACTTACAGAAATGCAATATAGGAAATGGATTGTACGCGTTATTGTACCAGAAGGTAGAGGTAAGATGATCGTATTAGAGGAACAGACAGCACCATTTCATCGTACAGATGAAAACAATAATCTTATTTTTGAAGATCATCATGGCAATCTTATCTATGAGTATCATTCATATAACTGGTTAGGTGTATATCCTGCTTCTGATGGTGAAGAATAAATTGCGGCGGATTAATTATGCTTGCGTAGCTCAATGGTTCAGAGCAGTAGTCTTTTAAACTAACGTGTGAAGGTTCGAGTCCTTTCGCAAGCACCATCGTTAGGGGAAAACGTTAAAGTCTACCGCGTATAATATACGGTAATCTACGAAATGAAAACAGATATCCGTGCAAGAAGAGTAGTATAGAGTTTTATCAAACCGTTCTTTATACTACTAAAAACGGAATCGTTGCTACCTTACGCAAATGATAGATATTGCTGGTTACAATCCAAACAAACCCTTACTCTTGATGCAAAGAGCGTATTTCTTCAGAAGTTTACGACAATAAAAGAAAGACAAGTTTACGGAAATAGCGACTCAGAAACCGTATGAGAGATAACTAAGATATGCATGGGTATGTGGTGCGTAATGACCTGAGCAGACAAACCTACGCTAGTTGAAACGCAATATATAAACTGCGCGGGTTGTTATCTCTCTTAAGCTGCATTCTTCCAATAGCAGGAAACATTTCTGATACAAATGTAACAGTGGTGCAAATCCATTATGCAGTACCAATAGAGACTCTTACAGCAAACCATTATTTATTTGATTGCAGAGTCTAGGAATATACATGGCGGGTAGTTTATTCAAGAGGTATATAGTTATGGCACAAGTAGGACCAAACGGCGAACTCATGCTAGAACAAGAAGATGTTTTACCGCGTAAGGTTGCAATCAAAACAGACGATCCGCAACACATTATCGACGCGATCAATAAGATTAATCCGACAATCAAAACAGCAGAGGATTTAGCAGCAGCAGTAGCACAGATAGACGAACTACGCAAAGACTTTCACGGCGTAAAAAATCCAGACTTAGAGAAAGTCAACCAAGAGTCCAAATAATCCTAAAATATGCCCTACAAGCCACTTGAGAGCCGTTCTAAGGCACGATAGAAATGAAACCATAGTGGACGTAGGGCATATGTATTAAAAAGAATCTCGTTACATTTTACACGGTTTCCTTACTAAACAATCTACCACGACTGTGTTATACTCCTAGACAGAGGTAAGGCATGTATGTAATCAAGCGGCAACATAGACTTAATGGTCAGGTAGAGTACCGATGTGTGAATGGATGGACACGAAGTATATTGCGGGCGAATTATTACATGTCGCGTTGTCTTGCGAGAGATAGCCTTAAGATCATGAAACCAAGTAAAACAAACCTTATACGATATAGGTATCATGTCGTAGCAGTACAATAAGCTCCCTTAGTTTAATGGACAGAATAAGACTCTTCTAAAGTCATGATACGGGTTCGATTCCTGTAGGGAGTGCCAGAAGTCATACTTGTTTTATCGGTAGTTAAAGGATAAAGAAAACCGTTTATTTTAGAGGTTAAAGGAACATAATATACTGCGCGCAGTATATTATATAGGTTCAATTCCTATCTCTAGAGCCAAAGCATGGTAATACATGCCCACAATAATCAAAAGCGGCGACATTGACAAGTATATTCACGCCTTAGTAATCAAATGTTATTAGGAAACGCAATAGAACGAAGAGATGATCGCTACAAAATAAACAGGGCGCGGGTTATTGTTGAAAACCGATTATCGTTGCAACACATACATATGTATGTATAATCGGTGGGGGAAAGTAATCAATTAAATCATTATCGCGTAAAGGTACATGGCGTGATAATTGCTTGTAGTTCTGAACACCCTACTCGTTGATTACAGTTGTATACAGTTTAGTCGTTCTGTGTCAAATGATTATAATGCGGGCAGTTAATAGCAATCGCTATGAATGTCCTATTATGGCTCTATAGTCCAATTGGCAGGAGACAGACGCCTTAGAAGCGTAACAGTGTAAGTTCAAATCTTACTAGAGCTACCAAAGATTCAAACAGCACGTTCTTTTATAAAGTTCGATTCTTTAATCCTGCACCACATGCGGGATATGCCTATGGATAGGTATGAATCTTGTTTATTTAATTCGCTAGGAAATAAAAAGAAAGGATATTTTATGAATGATGTAGTATTAAATCCAGATGGCACACTTAGTAATGAAATGGTAGAATCTTTCTTCGATGAAGCTCTTTCAGATATACTTAAATCAGATGAACTTAAGAACTATCTTACTACGGATCAGAAGCGTAAAATCATGGATGCATTTGATACAAAAATCGAAACACCAGAAGAAGGCGTTGTTATCGTAAGTATTTTGTTCGTTAAGATTAAAGTAGACGCTAGAGATGTAGAAAACGTTCAACTGGAGATGTCGGTAGATATTAGTAAGCTAGTCAAAGAATAAACATCGGCGGCTAGTACATGGGGTTGTAGTTAAACGGGATAACTTTACCTTTGCACCGTAAAATTTGCAGTTCGATTCTGCACAGCTCCACCATAGATACATCCAGCAAAGAAATGAATTTCTGTAGTCGTATAATTGAGAATACACCGTAAAAGGAAATGTACGTTTGAATCGTACCAATAGAGCATAAAAGAAAGGTATCTAGTGTTATGTATTTATATAATGCCGCATTTGTTATGCAAGAAATAGGAACAGCGCATATAAAATTCGGCGCAGTTCTTATTTATGCGGATACGCGACAAGAAGCTAAAGATTTTGCGTTAGAGTATGTAGAAACTAAGTATGACATGTCTAGGTATTCTAGCCCTACTATCATATGCTATCAAGTAGATGATTCTGTTATTACTAAAGCATTTTCAGATATGATCTTAAGGAATATAAAACATGAGTGAACAAGAAGAACTTTACCCTAAGCGATTCGTAGATGAAGTGTATAAACACGCGGGCAGGTTATTTAGAGTAGTAGCTATTATGCAACCTAAATGTCCTCTCTGTCCTGAGACACTACAAGTGCTTTACCTAGACGATAATTCCAAAGGTGTTATTGATAATAGTAGACTTATAGAGTCAACGACAATTGCTTAGAATCTACACGGTTTCTTGGCTTGACAATTAACTCGCGGCATGTTATTATGCGCATGTCAGTTCAAACAAGTAGGAAACATTCGAGAGAGCTTGACACAATCTGTAGTGTAAGTAAAGGTGGAAGTAACTGCTATAAACGACCTTACTGATCGTATCTACTCCGAATACAGGATAGGAGAGCGGATGTTTCCCTGACAAAGATAAAACGGCTAGTATATCGGCCATTATTATTAAGATATACATTATGGGGCATTCTTTTAATGGCAGGAAGTAACACTTTCAATGTTATAACAAGAGTTCGATTCTCTTATGCCCTACCATTCTATGCGGATATTGAACAGGTGGTGAGTTCTGCACTCTGTAAAAGTGTCGTCAAAAGCTATGTAGGTTCGATTCCTATTATCCGCACCAAATAAACTGCGGCGAATTAATATAAAAAAAAAGGATCTTACCATGAACATAATGATCGATGTAGTAGCAGATGTAAACGCATTGGTAAACAAATACGGACTATTAGCTATCCGTCATACATTGTCGTTTATCGAATCATTTCCTATAACAATAAAGCATGCTATTCGTGATGTTGAAGGTAATGAAATTTCTATAACGCGAGAACAACTAGCACAGATACGGTCTGTTTATAGTGCATATGCTCCATATAATAAGATACAAGCAATCAAACGCTATCGTGAATTAACCTATGTGGGATTAAAAGAAGCAAAGAATGCAGTAGAAGCACTTATAAAGGAAGGACTATTGTAGAAATCCGTTTAGACTTTTGCGGTCTGTCATACAGAGAAAAAAGAATAAGGCTTATAGCTTCTATCCTCTGTAGAGATGACTACGAAAGAAGCTACATGTAATTATACAACGCGGCGAATAAAGAATGGCTACGTAGCATAGCGGTTTAATGTACTACACTGTCAATGTAGTGATCGTCGGTTCAAATCCGATCGTAGTCGCCAATAAGACTCGCACAGCAAAACAAAAATGTAAAAGAAATGATAATTCTTAGGTCTAGGTTCAACTCCTAGTGGCTCCATACATGGGGCTATGGTGTAATGGTAGCATGAAAAACACAAAACAACGAGTCTTGATTAAATCAGAAAGGATATCTCATGGATAAAGCAGCTAAATTCGATCTTATTATTTTAGCTCTATTTATGGTTATTGCATTTGTATCTATTTATGAGTATGGCAAAACACGTCAAGCGGGTAGCAATATCTTTGGTATAAGTGTTATGGCTATTTTTGGTATTATTGTTACGGTATTAGCATTATTGTCTGCACTTACTTATTAATAATTCGCGGGGAATTAAAGAAAGGACTTTATATGATTACCGCTATCGTATTTCTATTAATTATGTGCATTGTAGATATTATTATACAATCTATGCGACTACAACAAAACAACGATGATGGTCGCGCATGGTTATCTATTATAGCGCAATTAATAGAGATTTGTATATTAGTTTGGATGCTTATTTACTATCTACTAAATATACATCCTATTTTGACGGGAAGATAAACAATTAAATAACTCGCGGCGGTATAATATAACGGTTAGTATATAACACTCTCAATGTTATTGTTGCAGTTCAAATCTGCATATCGCTACCATCGCTAAAGGCACGTACAGCAAAACAAAAAAGAATCAAAAATAATTTTATTTATTACTGCCGAGAGGCATTCAAACAACGTGCCTAGTTCATAACATAGAAAGAGGTAATCATGATAGCAGCTTCGATATGTTATCAAGTATCCGATCAGCGACAATTATATAATATACACATGGCACAATTATTAGACGCGAATACATGGGATGAAGCAATGGAACAAGTAGCAGAGATCATGTCAAAACACTTCCCAGGCATACACTATACACTTAATCTATGCAACGGTCCTGAGATATTAAAGCAAGTAAATCTTATACCTATATATCCGAATGTTATTACGTATAATAACTAGCCGGGAGTTAATATAATGACACAACAGCAAGAGCAAACCGTCATCATCTTAGCGTTTGATAGTGAAGAATTACGCGGGGAGTTTATTAGATGGTGGCTCATGCAAGGCATTAGAGTGTTTAGTTATGATCAAGAGTTATCCAGAGGATTACATATAACGTCTATACCAGATATAAAGAACAGTCTTATGACGATCGAGGTATTAGAACCACCGAAGTAAATATATGCGGCTATAGCTCTTAGCGATAATGGATACGGTAAGTAATAGGAGTGATCACTATATGCTTTGCGTATAAAGACGGTTTGATCGCGTCAAAATGAAGGTTCGAGTCCTTCTAGCTGCAATCAAAAAGGAACACATATGAGTAAGTTATATAAAATTCGCCGCGCTATTAAGAAGAATCCCAATGCCTTTAGAGATTCTTATGGTATCTTTATAGAAAGAAATGGTAGAATATATACAAGCTATTATGCTCGTAAGTCATATAAGAAGTTCAAAGACCATGTATTGAAAGAAATAGATGTAGCCTTAGCGTAGATGGTTCGCGCACGTATCTGAAGAATATGAAGAGTCAGTTCGATCCTGACAGGCTACACCAATAAATAATATAGCAGAAGTAGTATATGTCTATGCAGCTAACCAGAACTAAATGTTTGACGTGTATAGAGATGGGATGTAGGATAATGATACTATGGAAAACCTAGCGGTATTATTTTATTTACTTCGCGGCGGATTAAATATAAAGGAATTATATATGTTATTTTTAGTTGTATTACCTACAGCACATAACCATGTAATGACGCTTACGCAAACACTAAACGCTTTGGCGCAAGATGCAGCTACATGTAAATACTACAATGATTTGCTACACTTACAGATAGGCGGATTTATACAGCTAGAATACAATAAGACGACGTTTGTTGTTGTCCGTATCCAATGAAGATTGACAGAGGTAGGTAATGTACCTATTTGCTAAATAGAGGTTGCGATTAAACGCACAACGGTTCAAATCCGTTATCTTCAGCCATGAATACATTGCGGCGAGTTATTATATGGATAAAATCATTTATACTTTTTCTATGGAAGAAGAAGATAAAGAACTACCGAGTAAAGTAGATATAGAATGGTTAGATCAAGCACTTGAGTTAGCAGATATAATAACGGCGCGGATCTTACAGAAAATAGAACGAAGGTCAATCCGATTGGCGACGGAATCAATCTTGAAAATTGACGAGCCTAGTAAGCCTTAAGCGTTCAACTCGCTTACCTTCGGCCATTACACAAAGGAATCTATTATGGTTATTTATTACATACTCTGCTATTTCTGCAATACAATAAATGCAGTACAAGGGTCAAAAGGGATACATTATTGCTCTAAGTGTAAAGGGCGTATTGTTGACGTTAGTAATGTCGTTGTAAAGCCACTAAATAACGCAGAAATAACGCAGATAAAACACGATTAAGAAAGGATGCTGATTTGAATATTAACTGCCCGCAATGTAATGCACCAGACGCAAGTATTGTTTATGTCACAGAACTAACATGCACAATCTGTATTCATTGCGATACACTTCATATAACCGAAACGGAACAGTATATCACATTAGGTATGAATGCTACGCCGGGATATGAGGAATTATCCGTTAATGGTAAGAAGTTATTTTCTGTAGCATCTGCAATGATATTTATTTATCACAACGGGGAATCAATACGACCTAATCCATTATAAAGGAAACGTTTATGCTATGCGACATTGTACAGGTATATCTTTTATCACACACATCTGTATCAGCAGTAGTTATGTATGACGGTCATCACTACTTTGTATCTTTATCGGATTTATATCTATCTGCTGATGAAAGGCATTATGATATATACATTGGTTGTCTAAATGACGAAGCGTTTATATCAGAGCCATACGATGAAGGAACGGAAGATCTTGCATCTATAATATAAAGGCTATTATGCCTCTCTTCCAAAGAGGATATCAGAGTTCGAGTCTCTGTAGATGCATTTATCATAGATAAGGAATTATTTTTATGGCGCGGGTTAAATTAATAGATCTTATGAATATGTCAGATCAAGAAAAGATCGCATGGTTGAGTCAGTATAGCGATGAGGCACAAGTAATAATCGTTAATCAAATACGCGATTTAAAACATGAAACTGATTGTATTGTACATGCAGACTATGATTCCGTAAATAGAACAGTAAAAATGGCAGCAGTATTATTAACAGAGATAGGATTATAACATGCCTTTAGCAGTAGCATTAACAATCATGGTTGCTTTTATCGTATCTTGGTCGTTATTTATGTCTACAGCAGAGCATATAAGCGATGTATTTCAAGGTCATTTTAATGCTATATCCCTTACAATTATCGCCGGGATATTACTCTTAGATTATCTCTGGATACGTATTTTAGTCTACTTAGTAAAATATATTATATATCCGTATATGGTGACTATGGTATAAACGGTCTATTACATCTCTCTGTGAAAGAGAAAATACGAGTTCAATTCTCGTTAGTCACATTCATATGTTAACAAAAGCAATAGAACACGGCAAAGAACACAGAAAACCATATAGAAAAGCAAAGGCAGTAGATAGATCATGTCGTAATCATGGTTCATGTCCTTATTGCGCTAACGGTAGACAGTTCAAGCATAAAAGGGCAGAATATGATTATAATAAAGCTATTAACGATTATTTCTCTAAGCGGACTGATTAACTCGCCGGGAGATAATATATCAAATGTTCATATAGAACAAACACCAGATGTAAGTTATCTCGTATGGAATCAAATAAATCCTAGTAAGTTAAATATAACGCAAGAGGGGCAAACGGTATCACTAGACATGCAACTATTTGCCGTTTCTGGTCAAAATAAAATAGAGATTCTTTATAAAACAACGATCTTTGATTCGTATGATAGAGGTTTGCATGGTCCGTTTTATCCACCACAAAAGATCTTTATACCTGTCGCTATAGCTAATGGAGTGTAGTTTAATTGTCAGAACGCATGGCTTTGAACCATGATAATAAAGGTTAGAATCCTTTCGCTCCAGCCATTCAACAAGTGTGTTTTTAATATAAACTTATCCGCTCTAGGAGCATATAAAAACATGCGATTTTTCAAATCAGGTATCATACCAAGGGTCAGAGCATTTTATGCACAACTCTTGATTAGAATGCGGTCATTATCACCGATGGTATGGACAATCATCTATGCCATTTTTTTTATTTTATCAATACCACTAGCATATCTCGTATATAGAATTTATGACCTATGGAAATACTGTCAGTATTACCCATGTGAATATCTACATTTCTTAACCGGATTCTAACGAAAAAGGTATTGACATTTAACTGGCGCGGGTTTATACTAAGAAGGTAATAAGTTGCTACGTATCTTACAACCATCTCTAAGGTACGCAGGATACACAAGTGAGATGGTAAAAGGAACATATGGAACTAGTATATTTAGCATGTCCATATACGCACAAAGATAAGGCGGTTATGGAAGAACGTTTTCATGCAGTGAATAAAGTCGCGGCGACGTTAATACAAGAAGGAAGATATGTATTCTCTCCTATATCACAATCACATCCTATCTCACAAGCAGGAGCATTACCTACCAATTGGGATTATTGGCATGCGTATGATAGACTTATCCTTAGTTGTTGCTCTACACTCGTTGTATTAATGCTTGATGGATGGCATCTATCTACAGGAGTACAAGCTGAAATAGCGATTGCTAAGGAATTAGGATTGTATATAGAGTATTTATTACCAGAGGGATAAGCATATGGGATTAGTATATTTTCTGTGGGGGAATGACGATTATTAGTATTATTTGCGCGGGAATTAATTTTCGATACTTTACTAACGTGATGCGAGAAGGACTAACAGAGATATAAGCTCCACTGGTGTTAATGGTCAACATATCTGGCTCTTAACCAGCAAGATACTAGTTCGAGTCTAGTGTGGAGTACCATGAGATAAAGAGTGACATCAACGCTATAGCGGCATATGTGCTTTGTCTTTTTATAGGCTGTATTAACTGGCGCGGAGTTAATACCATAGAATCATGACCTATGAAGTAAGTATCTTAAGCAGAGAAATGCCTATACAACGGAATAGTAGCATACGTTGTAAAAATAGAAGTCTACTCAAGTTATAGGTTGTTAGTGACGTTTATCTTGATTGAAAACGGAACTTTCCTTTTATGGGGGATTGGTGAAACTAGGCAGACACGCATGACTTAAAATCTTGTGCTAGAAATAGCGTATCGGTTCGATTCCGTTATCCCCTACCATTTTATACGCGGTTATCATATAACGGTTATTATACATGGTTGCCATCCATGTAATAAGAGTTCGATTCTCTTTAGCCGTACCAAAGGAGTTATGTATGAAATTAAACGCAGTTCAACGCGAGTTCTTAGCTTGCATTGTACGTCAAGCATGGGTAGATTATTGTATTGAAACCGGCGACACAAAAGAATCACATATAGCGCCGTGGGAAGAAATAAGCGAGTGGGATAAAGAAGCTGATAGACGCATTGCAGAGGCAGTAGCATCATACATAAATCTAAGTATAAATATACTCGCCACGAATTAAAAAGGAGCATATTCATGAAGGAACTTGTAGACGGTGTAGGTAAACCTTTAGCTATTGGTGATATATTTTTATATAAGCGTAGACGTGGATGGAGATATGGTATTATTTACGGTATTTCTCTAAAACATGCCGTCTATACCATACATGTAATATTTGCGCGGAAATATTATAGTTCGGATGAATATTATACGCATAGAGCCGGTTTAACCGCTTCTGATAACATTTATAAAACAACAGATATGCCAGATAAGGTAAGAGCTATGCTATTAAGAAAGGTATTTGAATGATACAAGATGTAAGAGGTATGTATTTATCGCCGGGAATGTATATTGTCTATGCTGCTGAATACGCAGATAGCTTAGAGCAAAGAATAGCTAAGATACTTGCTATAAAAGAAAGCGAATCTAAATACGGCGATAATCATGAATATCTATCCGTAAGAAGTGTCCGTAGGAGGTACATAGCACCTGAGTATCATTATAAAGCATGGGAATTAAATAACGACGGTAAAGCGCATGCAATAAAAAACATGGATGGTGTGTTTGCTATAGCTCCAAGTCATGTGCCAGATGAGGTACGATCATTACTCGATTAATATATATTTGTATTGTTCTCATTACAGCATTATTTATACAATGTATAATAAGAGGTAAGGGGAAATATACTGCGCGGAGTTTATTATTAGTCGTTATTCTCTGGAGCATGTTATTACTCGTAAAGGAAGGAACATATGAATAAAACATGTGAAACGTGCATGTATTGGAAACCACAATCCGATAAAAGCTATTCAGGTCTTTGTATACATCCTGATAACATGCAGCGTATGATGGCCTTTAATGATAGTTGTAAGCATTATTGCAAATTAGACGTTGCGCGAGATTATTCATCTTGGTATACATATAAGTATTATTCGGATAAGCCAGCATAGTCGTAAAAAGAAAGGAATATATGGAATTTCAAGCATTCCCTAAACTCTATCGCTTACATGGACCTGTTATCGTTAGTGAAAAGATCGACGGCACAAACGGATGTATCGTTATAGAAAACGGTGAACTGGCGGTACAAAGCCGTACTAGATTTATCACACCAGAAACCGATAATCATGGTTTTGCTAAATGGGCATATGCAAACAAAGAACGCCTTATAGAGCTATTGGGAGAAGGTCGTCATTATGGCGAATGGTGGGGACAAGGAATACAAAGGGGATATGGATTAAAGGAAAAACGCTTTAGTCTATTCAATACGAGTAGATGGATTGATGAAATAAATAAACTGCGCGCAGTAAATATAGATGTTGTACCTGTACTTTATACGGGCATATTTGATACCGTGCAATTTGATGCAGTTCTATTACAACTAAAGCATAGCGGTTCGTTAGCCGCGCCAGGATATATGAATCCAGAAGGTATTGTTATCTACGATACGCGCTCAGGAACGGGATATAAAAAGACGTTTGAGTATGATGAAGGAAAGAACATGGCGCGGGATATAGATCATAATCCATTACCAAAAGCATGGGATAAGGATAGATTGCATAAATAAACGGAATATGGTATAATAAAGCATTATAAACATATATAAAAGGAGAAACAAACAATGAGTAACATTAAACTATCGCTACCAAATGGGCTGACGGTAGAAGGACCAGCACACGAAGTATCACTACTCGCTAGATCTTTTGGTGTAGGGCTTAATGACGGGATTCATTATAACTCTACATCACGCGGTCTTGTAAAGATTAGTGAGATGTCAACGCAGCATATTAAGAACGCACTTAGAAAACTATACAAAGCATGGGCTGAAACACTCGATACAAATCTATCCGCTGCTGAATTCAGCAAGGTATTGCGTAATGGTCCTGCGGTAGATCTTACCATGTTAGGACTTGCGAATGAATTAAAGCGTCGGGTGTAAATCAAAGGAGGATCTATAAATGTTAGATATTTATCTCTCTTTTGATACGACTGGATCAATGTCGCCATGTATTAGTGAAGTCCGTAATAAAGTAGCTGCCTTTCTCGATACGTTATTTAACGAGATAAACGATTTACGTATCGGTTTGGTAGCTCATGGCGATTATTGCGATGCGAATGGGCTATATGGAACGTATGTAACAAAACATCATGCGCTAACAGATGATAAGGCTTCACTACGTCGTTTTGTAGAAACAGTAGGGCGTACTAGTGGTGGAGATAGCGATGAATGCTATGAACTTGTTTTAGGGGAAGTAGCGCATGTTAATTGGCGGGAAGATGCTACAAAGATATTCGTACTCATTGCAGATGCAGATCCGCATGAAGTAGGATATAGATATGGTCCATATGTCGTAACAAGACATTGGAAGGATCTCGCAAAGCAGTTAGTAGAAAAAGGTATTGCTATTTATCCCGTACAATGTTTAGGTGATAGATCGCGTAAGGACTTTTACAATACACTTGCACGTATTAGCGGTACACCTAAACTATCTCTAGCGCAGTTCAGCAGCATTACGCAATTACT